AAAACCGCAGCCTACGGCGATAAAATGGTAGACTTTGTTTTTGATGGCACAGATGCCGTGACCCGTATGCTAGGTCAAGATTTTGAACAGTTGCGTTTGAGAACAGCTCAGGCTGCTGCACACAATCAACATCTTTTGGCCTCAATGAGATCTCGGTGGCCTGCGGATTTTGCAGCTTGGTTGCCCTCGGTAATCCAAGCCCTATGATTCAAAGTCTGGCCAATGAATCTTTTTATCAAACCAATCGGGGGTGAATTCAAACGTTGTTGGTTGTTGACGCACGTAATTGAGCAGTAGATTGAGGCATTGACTGTCGTCGGGCACTGTGGTACGATTCAAACTGACTTCATACCAGTCCAATCCATAATCAGCTTCTGCATCGGTGAATCTAAACACAAATTTGTTACGCGGTACGGCTCCGCAACGATGAGCAAAACTGTCAAACGTAGTAATTTCTTCCAGATGATCAAACTGCTGCCGGTGTCGTTGATGGGTACTGATAAATGCAGTAAAAGATTTTATTGAGTCACAGCGTTCAGCGGCCATGAGTCTGGTGCCTCCGGTGCTGGAAATCATGGGCCAGTTGCCATCAAAGTGAACCAGAATTGGTTTGTGATTGCCTTGTTGTTGCAGACTGTGCACAAACTGATTGATTCTCACGATGTTCACTATCTTGTTGAGATCTCCGGGATCTGTGATGACGTCTTTGTCGGCCAGCCAACGATTGGCCAACACACAGACATCGGTCAAGGTCATGAGTTTTTGCACACGATCTAGCTGCAGTTCGGGATCGTAAAACAAACAGTGTTGGCCTTGGTGACTGCTGTGAACAATGGGATCAAAGTCATTGGGCCACGGCACCAGTATGTTAGGATTGTTCCAATACATAACTGGACCAATCTATTGTTTGTGTGAACCATGCTCGATCAATCACAAAATCATTGGGCTGCTGCACGATGTAAGCGGCCATGACCTGTTGACACCATTGTGCAAAGTTGTAGCCTGCACACTGAATTCTAGTTTCTTTGTTGACTTCATATCTTTCCAGTTTGCCGTCAGCCGACAGCTCAAACCAAAATGTTGAACCAAAACTGGCCCGGGCACACTGTGCAAACTGGTCAAAGTTTGTGATTGACTGACCGCCTGCTTGCGGGGCTTGATCCAAGGGATAGCAAACAAATGCTGGCACTGAATGGATCTGTGGCAGCAGTGTGAGAGCCCTCATGCGGCTGTCGCCAGTCAAGGGAGAAAATTTGTCGCCGCAGGCTCCTATCAGCAACGGCTTGACCACAGCTTGATCTTTGAGACTGTGATACAACAGATTGATTTTGACCAATTGTGCAGGATCTACTGTGGGACAAGGATCGTCGCGAATGGTGCGAGCTAGAATATCTTTGCCGCAGGGTATGATGTTGTCATTATTGACCATGTCAATCAGTGCATCAAGAGTATAAAATGGTGTGATAGCACTGACTGGAAATTGACTGTAAAAATATATATGGCTGTTCAAAGATGCTTGACCTACTGGATCATTGCGGTTGTCATTGTAGACCATTGTGTAGTGCATCATGTGGTACTTAGTAAATAAACCATGGTCATTGAACAATTGGCAGCGCAGGCTCTGGGCAAATTTGAAACTGTGTATCAATGGAATACTCTGCAGCCTCAGTACACCGAGCAAGGATGGCCATTGAAATTGCCCGACATCCACTGGACTGATCGCACTAGATTGGTGCTGCACTTTCAAGACCGCATCACCCCATCGGCCACTGGGTGTAGAGAACTTGAAATCATCGAACGGCGCTATGGTTCAAGGGCCTCTCAAGTAATTGTGATTTTCTACAGTCACGGACTCAATCGAGTCTACAAAGGTCCTGTGCAACTGGTAGAGTTCAGCACCCACAATTGGTTGACTGTGACCGATCTGATCACTGTCAAGGATCGTTGGCAGGGCGCTTTTGATCAGCCAAAGACTCAAGCATGGCAGTGTCTCAATGGTAGAATATGTGACCATCGCAAACAGGTTGCTAGTTTATTGCGATATTGGCCACAAGGTACTTTGAGTCTGGGCAATGAGATAGCACTGCCGCAGTGGAGTTATGCTACCTATCGCGGCACAGAAAACTACGATAATTTTGTGAGACTATTGTCAGTGTACGGTCAGCACAGGGTAAACATTGTGACCGAAACAGACTATGTGGCCAGACCTGGTGTCATCAGTGAAAAAACTTTGTATGCTTTTGTGGCCAAACAAATACCCATTGTGATAGCTCATCCTGGTGCGGTACAAGACTGCAGAGACATGGGTTTTGACATGCTGGATGATCTTGTGGATCACAGCTACGATTGGATGCCCAATGAGCGACGAGTTCAATCAGCTTTGGATTTGAACCGACACTTGATATTGGGTGAGGTTGACGTTGAGCCTTGGCAAGCCAGAATGCAAAGCAATCATAATTATGTGTTCACAGGATTCCTACAATGGATGACCGACCAAGCCCGCAGTGATTTAGCTAGAGTTTTTTAGAGCCATAACAAATCGATCAATATTGCCGTAAAGAGCATACATGGCCGCTTCTTTGCTGCTGTAAAAGGTCAGACAAGGCTTCTTGCCTAACTGTAGATAGTAAGGCATGCATAAATGCTGCTTCAACATCAGCAACTGAATTGGTCGAGCCGGGTCAGCTGGATCCAAATCAAACTTCCAATTTTCAAGTCCAGCTTGTTCAAAATTATCATGTCCGCTTGGGGTCAGTCGCAATCCACCTTGGTCTCTATTGTCCTGCCACCATAGCAACATGGCAGATTCAAAGTTGTAACCGCTATTGTTATCTAATAGATCCAGGACCTGACGAGTGAATTGTTCTTTAGTTGCCATTGGGGTACACTTGCGCCCCTTGAGTGAGTAAAACCACAGTGAACTTGTCAGTACGGAATTGTGTGTTGAGTTTTTTGGCCAAGTTGCGAGCATGGCCTGGATTACTAAAACTGACCTTTTTGTATTTGGGCCCGGGATACTGTGTGAGAAGGTTTGACGTTTTGAGGTTTATGGGTTTGGCATCATAGAACACCGCCCACACGCCTTCTGACGCCAGCACTTGCTCTGTCTTGTAGGTATGTCGGTCTGTGTGCTCGATCAGCACTGTGGGTTTGGGTCTGCTCATTGTAACCTCCGTAGTTTATTTATGGAATAAACTAGGTACTTTTGAACCCGCCGCCGGACATAACTACCTCAATTGGTTGGTTTTTTGCAATGCTTTTAGATCTTTCTGTTTCCAACGCCAACAGCAACTTGGTTATATCACCCAACAAATCCTTGGCATCACGCATACTCATTGAAAAATCACGTTGTCCACGGGCTTCGTGCGCTTTTACATTGTCTACAAATCTACTGATATGGATAGTCACGGTTCTGTCAATTTATTGCGAAGTTTTATTTTTTGCTAATAAAGGGCTTTAGATCCGGTGCTGTCCAATCTTGAGGCTTGAGCACTTTGCCATCTTCACGCTTGCGAACCTTGCCGGTTTCATGATCGATTTTAGCAAAATTTGTACGCATGACTTCTTTCCATGCACCTTCGGCATCTGCGCCCATTGAATGAATGGCACCAATGGTTACCACAAGAATATCAATCAACGCATCTAGTTGTTCAATTTTATCGTTAGTGTCAACTGCGGTCTGTAATTCCGCTGCCTCTTCTCGTATCAACTTGAGATAGAGATCAAATTGATCGGGATTATTTTGATCCACAGTTTGATCACAGGCCCGCATAAACTTTTCTTGATCACGAAATGGATTCATTGGCTTGCTCTTTGTTGTGAAATGGTCCGTTGTATTGATATCGTTGCAGCACAATCAGTTTGGGATTACGCACCACACGCCAGGATCTGTGCTGACGCACTGCATACCAGCCTGCTGCAAACCAAGATTTTGATTTGGCCTGTTTGGTAAACAGCGGCACACGCATCTGCACATTCCACATACCATTGTGCGCCCTGCAGCCAGTGTCAAAGCCATGCACTTGATCATTGGCGGGACGACTGGGTGTGGTCGGGGGCTCAAATTCAATGTTGGCTTTGCGTTTCAGTGCTGGCAGTGTTTTATAACTGACAACTTGATTGCGCAGTGTGAGTTGATAACCGTCGGCGCTGGCCTGTATGTTGCCGACTTTTTGGTCATCCTGCTTGAGAATCCAGAACTGTTTGTCGATGATTGGTTTGGCTACCAAAGTCATTGAGCACTCCTTTGTATGTTTGATTGAGCCATGATCCAAATTGTTCAGCAATATCGCTGCATTTGGTCAGCTCATACTTTCCGCAAAACTTGAGAAAGTGACTGCCTACTTGGCCTACATCTTTGCAGCTGATTTGTTCACGAATACAGGCATCCACGGTTTGTTGCACTGTGGATGGTTGTGCAGTGAGATCAATCAGTGCGCGATTGCGTTCATAGTCATCTAGCACTCGATGCTCTTGACCGTTGTGATCGGTCCAACGTTGCAGCATGAGATTGTTCCAGGCATAGCCACGGCGACTGCGGTCTTCGTAGGCTTCGCGAAGACCAACTTTGTTTTTGGTGCCACGTTCGCGCACACCAGGATAAGCCGAAAACACATTGTCCGACACATCTCCTCGCATGCACTTTTCAAACAGTAACCAACTGGGATCAGGCACAGCTTTGGGCTGTCCTGTTTTTTTGTCTTTCACTGCATTGCCTTTGGCATCAAAAATACCTTTTACTGTAATCAGTTCGTCTGTGATACCATTGTATTGATCTACATTGGCAGCGATCAGCTGAACAAAATCTGTATCTGAACTTACTATAGTGTGATGATCTTGGGGGTGTAAAGCAATCCACCGGGCTATGATGTCATCAGCTTCTGCTGTGGCACAGCGGATTACACTGCAATTGGTTTTTGCAGCCAAGTATTTAGTCAGTTCGTCATAGGTTTCCCAAAACAGTTTATCTTCTTCGGCCTGATCAGCACTCATTGCTGCACGAGTTTCTGCACGATTAGCCTTGTAGGGCTTGTAGAAATCCTTGCGCCAACTGCGTCCCTCTAGTGCAAAAATCACATGATCTGCGCCAAATCTGCGCATCATTTTGTTGGCGCTCATCAGTGTGAGATGCAGAGCAAACCCTAATCTGGTCCAAGAATCTGCTGCTCTATGAGCCTGATGTCGTGCACGGAAAAAAAGGTTGGCTGTGTCAATCAAGAGATATTTCATTGGCATGTGCTAGAAAAGAGTTGTGAGTAATGTATTCTAACACATGATCGGCCCACAGTCTATGACTTTGAGCATCAAAATGATAACTGTGGGGATTGGCATACACTCCGCCATTTTGAGTCAACCAATTGTGATAACTATGATTTCGGTCATAGGGTGCAAGGTAGCAACCAGACCAATCCCGTTTATCTGCGATGTCACTGAAAGTGCTGTGCCCACTGAAAAAAAGATGTTTTATGCCCTGATCTTGCATTTCTTGATGTAGCGCCCAGATTTGCTCATGAGCCTGTTTGGTAGCGGCATCCCAATCAATGTCAATGATAAATTGTTTGTACTGTTTTTGAAGTTCTTCGGGAACCCAATCTGTGCCGGAGGCATTGACCTGATAATAGGTACCTCTGTGTAACCACTCTTGTCTTTCCCAGGTGGTCCATTGTAAAATAAAAAAGGTATTGCCTAACAATGCAGGATTATTGACCATCCATTCTCGAGTGGTTCTCAGTGTTCTTGCATTGCTGCCCCCTGATTCAGCCTGACAGATAAGATTACGATTCAATGCAGTGGCCACATGCGTACACCAAGATGCTGCTAGATTGGTAGGATGCGGTCTACGATCGATGCCGTGACGTCCATCATCTTCGGCAAAACAGGCTGGAATAACTGCTTCAGCAGCCGCAGTATGGCTGCATCCGTTGGCATATAAGATCATTTTTGTAACAAAGCTTTTTGGGTTTCAGCAGCAACTACACGCTTGCGTAGGCTACTTGATGAAAATGAATGATCCCGACCGTTGAAAACAATTTCAATGCCACGGTCCATGCACTCGTGTTTGCCAGTGAACTCTTTGTCTTGATATTCCACTCCAAGCACTCGCAAATCCAAGGGCAGGATCAAGAGAAGGTCCACAAGATCTTGCTCGGTTTGATACACAACAACTTCATCAACATAACGGCATGCGGCCAGCTGTATTTGTCGCTCAACAATAGATTGTACAGGACGATTTTTAGTCTCAGTCCTATCGATAGTTGGGTCTGTTTGTAGTCCGCAAATAAGATAGTCGCAGTGATTTTTGGCTTCACTAAGCATAGCAATATGGCCTGCGTGAAGCATGTCAAAGGTTGAAAAAGTGATGCCAATTTTCTTTCCTTCGGCTTTGAGTTGTTTGATGTGATTGAATATCATGATATTTCACTGCGACCGTCACCGATGTCTCTGCGCTGTACCCACACACCTGAATTTTTTATAGCCTGCTCTTGTTCCCATGTTTCCATGACCACATGCCTACATACATTTTGAAACCAACGATCTACAATTTCTGCATCTGTATCATCGCGTTTCATCATGTAGCCGGCCTTGACCAGCCTAGCTACAAAGATTTCATTCCAATCAAGTTCAAAGGCACCTTGATGTAAATTGGCTGGATCTACTTCGATTCGCAATACTTGTACCCACGGCTCGCCTCGTTCAGTGGCCAATGCTTTATCGGTGGGCGGGGGCGGCTCTGGTTTAGACTGTGATTTGAGCGTGGGTTTTGGATCTGATTTCTTTCGTGCGGATTTTTTGAACCAGCCCAACATTGATTATTTCCCCCAACCGTTGCCCCAGAGATCAACATGCAATCTAGGACTGTAATAATAACCGCGCTGCAGTGCCCAGTCTGCTACGTTGACTCTGTTTTTTTCATATGGAACCACCACACCTCCCTGCGGCATTACATAAACTACGCCAGCAAATCCGTTCTGACGATATTCTGTCACGGCCTGATCTACTTCTTCCATATGTGCTGGGGTCTCAATCACAAACTTTAGGTACACCGTGCCCACTGTTTCGTACTCACACACTGTGTCTGGTTTGATAGCATCATACCAACTCTCGCCTGACGCAGAAAGCTTGGGACTAACACTGAACGTTAGCTCTCTACCGGTCTTGTTCCACATGTTGAGATAGTCAGCGAACTTGGGATGAAGGTCTTGTGTGCCATTGGTTTCAAATGTGAGATTTTCCAAATCCATCATGTGATCATGATTGAGCAGATCTTCATATGATCTTTGCCAGCCCAACAAAGGCTCACCTCCGGTGATCACCAGGTGCACATTGTTGCCATTGTTTTGAATCCAATGATTGTTGGGCGTCAGTGCTGTCAGTCGTTTTACTAATTCTTCGG